TGCTGCAAGGTATGGTAAAAAGGCTGGAGCTAATCGAGCTGACCTTATCAAGATCATGCATTATAGTTTATTAGCATTGAATGAGCACGATTTAAATAATGAAAAGGAGTAAGAAATGAAAAAAGAACAGTTGGAGACACTATGAAATTAAATAATGACACGGTCGAAGTCTTAAAGAACTTCGCCGCTATCAATAGCAATATTGTTATTGGTACAGAAGGATTTGTTAGAAGTGTTGCGATCGCTAAGAACGTAATGGCTAAAGCAAATATCACAGATGCATTCCCGTATAAGTTTGGTGTATATGATTTGCCAGAATTTTTAAGCTGTTATAGCTTATTCGATGATGCTGAATTGACATTCTCTGATACTCAGAAGTTTGTGACATTCTCAGATGGTATTCAATCAATTAAATACTTCTTCTCTGATGTAGAGAATTTAGTTACATCAGACAAAGATATTACTATGCCTGAGAGTGCACTCACTTTCACCATTACAGATAGCCAACTTGCTTCTATACGTAAAGCATCTGGTGCACTGAAAGCTAATGACATGGTAATCACCAAGAATACTGAAGGTGGTTTATGGACAAAGTTAACTGTAACTGATCGTGACAATCCAACTTCAAATGAATTTAGTATTAATATTGCTAATTGCTCTATTGATACTGAAGAGAACTTTGAGTTTGTTTTTAATATAAACAACTTTAAGTTTAATCAAGCCGATGAATATAAATTCGAAGTAGCTTCGAAAATGATATCAAAGGTAACTACAGACAATGTTGACTATTGGTTAGCATTAGAAAAATCATCTAAAATCGGAGTATAATATGACAGATAAAGTAGAAGAAGCACAAGTAGAGGCAGAAGCACCAGGTATTGGTTTACAAGATATCGCGGCATGCGTACAAATCATTGATATTGTGACTAAACGAGGTGCTTTTGAAGGTGCTGAATTAGCCGATGTTGGTACTGTACGTAATCGTTTAACAGCATTCCTTGATGCTAATAAGCCAGCAGAACCAGATGCTGATGAAGATGCTGATAAAGAAGGCATGTAGTAAGACCCGCCCCTTTAGCTCAGTTGGTTAGAGCATCCGACTCATAATCGGCAGGTCCACTGTTCAAGTCAGTGCAGGGGCACCAAATTATATTATAGGAATTATATTATGTTAGATAGTGATAAGAAAGATGTAAAGAAAGTGATGGGTGATGTTATTGACTCAATGATTCGTATCGAAGGTGAACGTGAATTCATTAAAGAGACAGTGAACGTACTATCTGAGAAACATGACATCAATAAAGCAGTACTTAAAAAGGTTGCTAATATTATGCATAAAGCCAACATGGCAGAAGTGCAAGCAACTAACAATGACATTGAAGATTTGTTCGAAGATTTGTCCAAATAACGGTGTACTTTTAGTACGCATTATGTTATAATAGATATAAGTTAACGCAAAGGTTTTTGAGCTCAATAGCTCCTTTCCTTGTTTCCATTTTGGTTGTAATGGGCGTGAAACAACCACCTAATTATACTATGGAGATGTGAATGAGAAATGATTTTTTATGGGTTGAGAAATATCGCCCAGCCACTATTGATGAATGTATTTTAGATGAATCTTTAAAGACTACATTTAAACAAATAATTAAGAGTGGTGAGCTACCAAACATGATGTTTACTGGTTCAGCTGGTATTGGTAAGACCACTGTAGCCAGAGCACTTTGTAATGAAATGGGGCTTGATCATATAATCATTAACGGTTCGGAAGATGGAAACATCGATACTCTTCGTGGTAAAATCAAACAGTTCGCTTCAACTGTTTCATTACAGGGAGGATATAAAGTAGTCATTTTAGATGAGGCTGATTACTTAAACCCCCAATCTACTCAACCGGCTCTTCGTGGATTCATTGAAGAGTTCTCTAACAACTGTCGATTCATTCTAACTTGTAACTTCAAGAATAGAATTATTGAACCTCTACATTCAAGATGTTCTGTGTATGAATTCAACACCGGATCAAAGGCTATCATGGCTGCACAGTTTATGGAAAGACTTAAGACAATTTTAACAACTGAACATATCAAGTTTGAAGATAGAGTTGTTGCTGAACTAATCATGAAACATATGCCTGATTGGAGACGTGTCCTGAATGAATGTCAACGGTACAGTGTTGGTGGTACTATTGATGCAGGCATTCTAGTGACATTATCAGAAACGTCTATTAAAGAACTTATGGTTGACCTTAAGAAAAAGAACTTTAAAGGTATGCGTAAATGGGTTGTGGATAACATTGATATGGAGAGTGCTAAGTTATTCAGAATGATTTATGATAACATGCTAGAGTATGTTGATCCTTCTTATATACCTCAATTGGTTATGACACTTGCCGACTACTCATATAAAGATGCATTCGTTGCAGATCATGAATTGAATACTGTTGCTTGTCTCACCGAGATCATGTCACAAGGTCAATTTAAATGACACTAAATCGTAACACCAATGCCTTAGATAAGAATCCGTTCTCTTATTTAAATGCTATTAATAAAAATGTATGGTATCATTTTAAAGATACTGTAATAGATAACAAAGACTATCCGGCCTTTATGGTTAACCGCGGTCTTTCTTATTTTCCTGACACTGTGTTATACGCTAATGAGATGAATATGAAAGCACATGTCGATGGACAATTGCAATTCGCGTTTTATATAAATATTATCAGGAAACGCAAACGTTTCTCGAAGTGGAATAAAGCTTCTGAGTCTGATGATATAAAATCTATTAAAGAATACTACGGGTATTCAAATGAAAAGGCCAGAGACGTTCTTCCGCTTTTAACTAATGATGAGTTGAAGACGATAAAGGAACGTATATACCATGGTGGAACTAAATGATGAGATTGTTGATTGGAGCCCAGACCAGATGTTGGAAGTTGTTTTAGGACAACCGGATGACTTCTTAAAGATAAGAGAGACTCTAACTCGAATGGGTGTTGCTTCGAAGAAAGATTCTAAACTATACCAGTCTTGTCATATCCTGCATAAGCAAGGTAGATACTTTATAACTCACTTTAAAGAATTATTTTTGTTAGATGGTAAGCCATCTAACTTAACAGAAAATGATGTTGGTAGACGTAATACAATCGTTACGCTAATGTCAGATTGGGGTTTATTAGAGACTGTTGATGCTATCGGCGATACAGCTCCATTAAACCAGATAAAAATTATATCTCATAAAGAAAAGTCTGAGTGGGAATTGTGTCCGAAATATAACATAGGAACTAAGTAACACCGCAATTTAAAAAGAATTTGGAGTATGCCTAACGGGTACTCTAATGTAGAAGTATCTCACGAGAGATGCTATAATTTAACTCGCTTAACAGGAGAAAACAACATGACAAACTTTCAAAAAGATTTGTTCTTCGGCTTCGATTCATTATTTGATTCGATCCAAACCCCACAGAAACAACAATCATACCCGCCATATAATGTGGTAAAGAAAGATGATAATCATTACTTGATTGAAATCGCAGTGGCTGGATTTCAATCAGATCAGATTGATTTGACTTTAGAGAAGGGTGTATTAACGGTGAAAGGTACAAGACTTCTTACCGATGATATAACTGATTATGTTCATAAAGGAATTTCAACAAGAGACTTTACAAGAGCATTTACATTAGCCAAAACCATTAAGGTTGTTGGTGCTGATATCGTAGATGGTGTCTTACTAATTGGTCTTGAAAATGAAGTACCAGAGGAAGAGAAACCACAAACAATTAACTTAGGTGAATTTAGCAATAAGGCTAAAGAACTACTACTAGGTTAAATGTAATATACAGTATACATTAAACCGTATACTGTATACCACACTATACAATGGAGAAATATATGAGTGAACCTCAAATCGTAAGACTAGTAACAGGCGAAGAACTTCTATGTACAATTATAGATACTAACCCGCTCCACGTTACAATCGAAACACCTTTAATTATTATCCCTACATCAGATGGCAAGATTCAATTCTTACCGTACATGGGTTATGCCGACTTTAAAACTTTACCGATCCGGGTACAAGATGTAATGTTCGTTGTTAATCCTTCAAAACAATTGTCTGATAAATATAAGGAAGCTACCGGTGCTATTATGACACCGGCCTCAAAAATAGTTACATAAACGGTGTACATTTGCTGTTAATTGTGTTATAATAGATACATGATTAATAAAAAAATATATACTAATGCATATCGATACGGCAATAAAATTCGCTATATCGGCTATGAAGACGGAAAGCGTGTCCAACGCGCTATCCCTTTCAAACCTACTCTTTACGTAACCTCACAAGATACTTCTTCTAAATGGAAATCTCTTGACGGGAGTAACATTGAACCTATCGACTTTAGTTCAATGAAAGAAGCTTCAGACTTTGTCAAGCAATATTCTGGTGTAGACCGGTTTAACATATATGGTAATACCAATTATGCTATTCAATATCTGAATCAAGAATTCCCTGGCCAGATCAAATGGGATCCTAAACATATCAACATAACCTCTATCGATATTGAAACAAAATTCGAAGACGGCTTCCCTCACCCTGATATAGCAGATCAAGAAGTGACTGCAATCACATGCAAGAATAACATTGATGATATCTATTATGTCTTTGGTTGTGGTGAATATGATGTTGAGAAGTCATATATGCAAACCAACCAAGTGATATACACTAAATGTAATGATGAGAAAGAATTGCTTATGCGATATGTTATTCATATGCAAGATGTAGATATCATCACCGGTTGGAATGTACGTTTCTTTGATATACCATATCTTGTAAATAGAATTGCATCGGTATGTGGTGAAACTATAATGAAGAAGTTATCGCCTTGGGGTGATATTGCAGAACGAAAGATTGAAACCTTTGGTCATGAACGACAAACCTTTGAGTTAAAAGGTGTAACTATTCTTGACTATCTTGAAATATATAAGAAGTTTACGTATGTACCAAGAGAATCGTATAAACTAGATCATATTGGTCATGTTGAATTAGGTGAGAAGAAGTTATCTTATGAAGAGTTCGGTGATCTTAACATACTATATGCAAAGAACTATCAAAAGTTTATTGACTATAATATTAAAGACGTTGAGTTGATCGATCGCCTTGAGGATAAGTTAGGTCTTATTACGCTTGCAATGACAATGGCATACAAAGGTGGCGTTAACTATAATGATGTTATGGGTACTGTTGCTATTTGGGATTCAATTATTTATCGTGATCTAGACATGATCGGTGTAGCTATTCCTCAACCAAAATCTCATAAGAAAGAATCTTATCCGGGTGGATATGTTAAAGATCCTATGGTCGGCAAGCATGACTGGGTTGTATCGTTTGACTTGAACTCACTTTATCCTTCGATCATTATGCAGTATAACATGAGTCCTGAAACTATCATTGCGGGTAAAGACTTGCAAGTGACAGTGGATACTATATTAGATAATAAAGTTAAGAACTCAAGGCCTGATACGGCACTAGCCGCTAATGGTGTACGATTCGATACTTCTAAGCAAGGTGTACTCCCTCGTATTATTGAAGAGATGTACGAAGAGCGTGTATTAATTAAACGAAAAATGTTAAAAGCACAACAGGATTTAGAGAATTGTGATAAGACAAATAAGACTGCAATTTATGAAGCTGAGAAAAGAATAGCTATTGCTAAGAATAATCAGATGGCGATCAAGCTTCTTTTAAACTCGTTGTATGGTGCTATGGGTAATATATGGTTCAGATACTTTGATATACGTATTGCTACTGCCGTAACATTATCTGGACAAGCCACGATCAAATGGGCAGAGAAACATCTTAATGAATATTTAAACAAACTAATGGAGACAAATGGAAACACTGATTATGTTATTGCTATTGACACTGATAGTGTTTACGTCAACCTGGGTCCTCTTGTACATAAGCTTAACCCTCCTAACCCTGTTGACTTCCTTGATCAAGTTTGTGGCGGTAAATTGGAGAATGTCCTTGTTAACGCTTATAATGATTTATACTCTAGGTTGGGTGGTATCACTAATAAAATGGTCATGGGTAGAGAAGTTATTGCTGATCGAGGTATTTGGACAGCTAAGAAACGTTACATCTTAAATGTACATGATAACGAAGGTGTTCGATATACTAAGCCCAAGTTAAAGATTATGGGTATTGAAGCTATTAAGAGTTCTACCCCTGAGATATGTCGTGATGAATTAAAGAGTTTATTCACGACGATTATGACTAAGGACGAAGAAAGTGTTCAAAAACAAATTGCAGACTTTAAACAAGTATTCGTGTCAGCATCACCAGAGCAAGTAGCATTCCCTCGTGGTGTTAACGAGCTTGATAAATGGAAGGATAGCGAAACTGTATATTCGAAAGGTACACCTATTCATGTTCGTGGTGCACTCATTCATAACAATTTTATTACAGAGAATAGACTTAAACGTCGTGTGAATCTAATTACACCAGGCGACAAGATTAAATTCACATATCTTAAGAAGCCTAATCCAATAAAGGAGAATGTAATCTCTTTCATTGATTATCTACCAAAGCAACTTAAGTTAGAATCATATATAGATTATGATATGCAATTTGATAAGACATATATGAGTGTGATAACACCGATTTTAGATTCGATCGGATGGAAAGCAGAACCAGAATTCACTTTAGAAAACTTTTTTTAAGGGTGTACTTTTACTGAGAACTATGGTATAATAGATATATAACGGAGAAAATATAATGAGTATAAATTGGCCACTAGACATGCACAAGATGCATGACAAATATGGAATTAACACACTAGTAAAGGGGATGGATGTAAGTACACTATCATCGTTTATTAGATTTAGAGCTGAATGCGTCCAAGAAGAAGTGGATGAGTTTAAAGATGCTATTAAAGCGAATGATGCTGAGGAGATGGTAGATGCACTAATCGATATGTGTGTATTTGCTATTGGAACATTAGACTTAATGGAAGTTGATGCTAACGAAGCATGGAATAAAGTTCTTAAAGCTAACATGGATAAGAGCGTTGGTATTAAAGAAGGAAGACCCAATCCTTTAGGACTACCAGATCTTATTAAACCTGAAGGCTGGACAGCACCGGATCATTTAGGCAATCACGGTGGATTCATTTACGTAGTATAATGACCGAGTTAACTCTTTACAAATCTATATACGATAACAAGACCCATAAGCGAATGAGCTTCGATTCATTTGCAAAGTTTGAAGACATGTTATATACACTGTCTAAGAAACCATTGCCCGACAAGCAATCAGCAATGTTAATGACACCTGCTATCTATTTACCTGACACGACCAGAGCAAATGATAACGTTGTATCGTGGGCTGGTTGGGCCGCGGTAGATGTTGATGTTGATGCTGAACAGATTTTAAAGGAGTTAACTAAAGAGTATTATTATGTATGTTATTCGACGGCATCGTCTACTAAAGAGAAACCTAAGTTTAGATTGGTATTCCCCTTAAGTAATGATGTTCCAGCTGATAAGATCAAACACTTTTGGTATGCTCTCAATAAAGAATTAAATGATATTGGTGATCCCCAAACAAAGGATCTATCGCGCATGTACTACATACCCGCTACGTACGCAGGCGCAGACAACTTCATCTTTACAAATAAAGGTGATGTAATGAACCCTAATGCTATTATGCTAAAGCATGATTATGTAGAGAAGACCGGTGGCAGCTTCATAGATAAGTTACCACCTGCGATCAGGGAACAAATGTTAGCACATCGTAGGAGCGTACTAACAAACACAGACATACACTGGACAAGTTATCATGATTGCCCATTTGTAAATAAAAAACTGGTAAATGAATATAGACTTATCAGTGAAACTGGATGGTATTCTAAGATGTATGGCATTATGCTAAACATTGCCGGGAATGCACTTCGCAAAAAATATCCAATAACGGCGTTGGAGATAACAACACTATGTAAGGAGATCGACAATGAGACAGGACAATGGTACAAAAATCGAGCATTTGTCAAAGAAGCTGAACGGGCTATTGAGTATGCCACAGCAGACAGTCCCGCTAGAGTTTATTCATTTTAGAAATAGAGAATGGGCAAAGGGAACATATAAGAAGAAACTGGGAATGGATTCACTATTCCTTGAATGGTTATTACTTAAGCATGACCAGATTGAAGATGCTACAAGCTTAGGTCAAGGCTGGGAAAGTGATGGGATATTAGATGGATTTAAATTAGATTTTAAAGAAATTCAAAATCAGCATAGAACCTTTGGCATTCATACAAAAGAGAAATTCGATCAATACAAAGGCAATTATGATAATGAATTGCTAGACCTCGTAGTGTTTTACTCAACACGCCGTAATTATAAAAATCCTAGATTATTAAAGGCTGGTGATAACGTTAAATTTTATTACCGAGGTCTTATTGATGTACAGGATATGCTTAATGAATCTAAGCCTAGTCATTACCCTAGGGGTTATAAATTCATTTCTTTAAACAATCAATTAATCACTAAATAGCTATGTACTTTTACTGAGAACTATGGTATAATAGATATATAAAGGAGAAAAATGAAATTAGATAATGGTAAACCAAACATAGCACTTATCCCGCCAGAAGTGTTATTACAAATGGCTGAAGTCTTTGGCTTTGGCGCAGAGAAATACGGTATGAACGATTGGCGGAAAGATTATGGTGAATGGTCAAGAACATATTCATCTATTCAACGACACCTCAATGCATTTTGGATGGGAGAAGATCTTGATCCTGAATCAGGCAAACCCCACTTAACACATGCATTAACACAAATAGCAATACTATTAATGTATTACCATGAACATAAAGATATGGATGACAGATATAAAGGAGAAGAAAAATAATGTTTGTAGTACAAAATATAAAGTTTCCAACAGTCTATACACATGTAGACAGCACACAAAAGATTGCTATTTATCATAATAATAAAGATGGCAAATACACCACCCGGTTTTATGTTGACAATTATCAACCTAAAGATAAGCGATATCCACAACGAAGCTTCGGCAAGTCTTTCAAAACAATGGGTGAATCTTTAGATTTTGGTGAAAAGATATGTAGTCACTTATCTAAATTTGACGCGAATGATGAACGTGCACTTAAACGAATTTATGAGGAAACAAAATGAAGAAAATGAACGTAAGTGATATAAGAGAACATTTCAAACAGGCCTTAGCTAAAGAGGAATTCACCATTGATAAGACTGGAGCTAAGACTATTGAATTAATCGGAGCTTCTTTTATTGCTGATGAGAATGCTATCTTCGGCAAACCAGTTGATGGTTATATTGCTAAAGAGATTGAATGGTATGAGAGTATGTCAACTAATATCAATGACATTTATGGTGACGAACGTGATGCTCCTGCAGCTTGGAAATATGCTGCGGATAAGCATGGCAATATCAATTCAAACTATGGTAAGTTAATATTCTCTAAAGAATATCATAACCAATATTTTAATGTTAGAAATGAATTAGTTAACAACCCTGATGGACGAAGAGCTGAAATGGTTTACAATCGCCCATCGGTTTGGACCGAATTTGATAAAGGTGGTATGTCAGACTTCATCTGTACTAATGCAGTTACATATTATATCAGAAACAAGCAAATCCACTGTGTTGTTCAAATGAGATCTAATGATGTAGTCTTTGGATATAAGAATGATTACGCTTGGCAAAAGTATGTATTAGACTCTTTAGTTAAATACATTAACTTACATGAAGATCATCCGGACGAGTTATCAACTGGTGATATCCATTGGCAAGTACAGAATCTCCACGTATATGAAAAACACTTTAGCTTGGTAGAATAACATGAGTAAAATATTTAATATAGGAGTTATATAATGAAAGTTGCTTTTATCTTTGGAAAGGGCATCGAAGGATGCGGCGTTACTAAAGGCGCAAACATATTTGAATCTTGGTTAGTGTCACAAGGACATGAAACCATTGTAGTTGATTTTGACAACAAACAAAAATTTGGTCGTGCTAAAGATACTGAATGGAAAAGTACTATCCATCGTGTTGAATCTAATCACGATCTTAAAGATGCACAGCCAGTACTTGATGAAGTAAATACTTGCGATATTGCAATTATACATTCATTCCCAACACGTAAAAATGGAAAGTATATCGATCGTTTCCGTGAATTTGTTGAAGGCATTGGAGATCCAATCATTGTAATGCACGACCATGCTATTACAAAGAACACTATTAACAGACAAACACAAGCCGCTGAGTTGTTTTCTCTAGCAGACATTGGTGTTACACAATCATTTGAAGGTTACTCTAACGAGGGTTATCTACACACTGATCCAGGCCTTGAAGGTCGACTAATGGAGAATCCAATATGGGTTCGCACTGGTGAATACGACAAACATCGTGCATCCCTTGAAGATCGTAAAAAGCACTTTATGTATATGGGTCGTATGTCAACACTTAAAGATCCGGGTATGATTTGTCGTATTGAACCACATTTAAATAATGACTGGGATTTAACTTTGATGGGTTGTGAACGTTCTATCTCATCTATTGGAAATCCAAACTCTAAAACTCTTGCCACTGATCCAGCACCTTACCATAAATCATATCAACCAAAGATTAAATTTATTGGCACAAATTCTGCAGGCGAACACTATGAACCAGCTAAAGAAAAAGAAAAGACTGGTACCACGATTACAGCATATGATAGTTACAAATATGATTTTGGAATGAATCAACTTGGTAGTTCTATGGCAGCTTGGTGTGGATATCGTCTAGGTAATCCAAAAGAGTATGGCCATCGTATGGAATATACTGTAATTGAATCATTCCTTTTATCTCTTCCTGTTATTAGTAAGCACTTTGCTGAAAACGCAGTATCACCTGAAGGTAAAAAGTGGGGTGAATACTATGGTCCACTAATATCTGAAGCAACATGTGAAGAAGAGTTAGCAGCAGAATTAAATAGAATCTATGATAACAAAGAAGAATGGATTACTCGTACAAAAGCTTGCCAAGAATTAGTTTATAACTTTAATGATATTGAAGTGCTTGGTCCTAAGTTCTTAGATTTTGTGTTGACAAAAGGAAAAAGACGTGATAATATAGACTTTATGGATAGGATTTCAAGTTATTTTCCAAGTGCAAAACAACGACGTGAAGCTGGTGAGATTATTGTATCAACACCAAGCAGTGTATTAAATGAAAAAGCATACACACTTGTAGATGGCAGACAAAATGAAATCAAAGAACCTAAAGAAACAGGTCCTACACTTGAGGGATTTTTTTAATGTATCATAAACGTATTGTAGTAGATTTTGACGACACCTTAGCTTTCCATCAAAACCGTAAATTTGATCAAGCTTTACCAAACAAGCCTCTTATTACGAAGCTAAACAAGCTGCATGCTGATGGTTGGCAAATTGATATTTTTACAGCTCGTGGTTCTATATCATGTAAAAATCGTGAAGATGCTCGTGATAAGTATGAAACAAACATGCTTAAATGGTTGAATAAGCACAAAGTAAAGTTTAATATGCTCTCATTTGATAAACCATTAGCAACTTATTATATCGATGATAAAGGTATTATGCCTGAAGATTTTATTGAAGTTGATATTCGTGAACTTGAAGGTGGATTATCTGGTGGTGAAATATATACCGATGGTAAAGTAGTCCATAAGCAAGATAGTAATGCTCATGAAACACGGCTTTGGTTTGAAAGAGCTGAAAAGATTGGTATTAAAACACCTGCTATTCATCGTGTTGTTGGTGAAACAATTACTATGGATTATATTGATCACGATGAAAACTTCTTTAAAGAAAACTTTTGGATGGCTTTAGCTACAGTTCAAACACAGTTAGATAAAATGAAGAAATTAAAGCCTGTTGATAATAGATCTTATGTAACGTTTAGTAGTTATATTGATCGTATTGAAGAACATGCACAAAATTCTGGCCAGAAAAAACTGATGGACGTAGCAGCAAGTTTAAAGGGTTATAAAATAAAGCGTAGTTATTCGCATGGTGATTTTGGCATTAAAAACATGTTATTCAATAATTGTGATATGCATTTAATGCATTTAATTGATCCAATTTATGGCGTGTTTGGTTCTACTGAATTAGATGCTGCAAAGTTTTGCGCGAGCCTGCTTATTAACGAGTACCCGAACAAACTATTTAGTCGATCTTTAAATTATTTGGCTATGGCAAATGATATAAATAGAAGTATGCTGGTATCGTTGGTAGCAGCCGAAGTGACTAGGGTGTACAAATATCACCCTAACAAAGATTTTATTATGGAGTGTATTGATAATGTTTACAAACAAAGCTGAGATAGCAAGAAAAGTTGGTAAGTCTGTTGAAGAAGTAAGAATTGGTTTTACCTGTTCTACTTTTGATTTATTACATGCTGGTCATATTGTAATGCTACAAGAAGCTAAAGAGCTTTGTGATTATCTCATTTGCGGGTTATTAACCGATCCTACGGTTGACCGTCCTGATTCAAAAAATAAACCAATCCAAACTCCGTTTGAACGATATGTTCAATTGGCGGGTTGTCGTTTTGTTGATGAAGTCATTCCATTCAGTACAGAACAAGAAATCGTTGATATGATTTTAACTATTCAACCACACATTAGAATCGTTGGCGAAGAATATAAAGGCACAGATCATACTGGTGTTGGCTTATGTTCTATTCACTATAACAAACGTAAGCACTCGTTTTCATCTACAGATTTAAGGAATCGTGTAGTAGAAGCAAGTGCAGGAGAAAATAAATGACTTATACATACGCATCCATCGTACCCTTAATTGGTGGTGAAACTCTCGCAATGCAAAGCGTTTTTGGTAAACGACCAGAGTATATTTTATCTTATGATGTGTTTGCTGGTAACGATAAACACTTATTAGAATATTATAATTATGAAGTACCGTATCATGTTTTAGACAAAGATGATATGTCAAAGGTTAACCTTGAACAGGTGGACGTAGTTAATACTGTATGTCCTTGTGCTGG